GAATAGTGTGTGCTATGTCAGTGTCAGCCCAACCGAATCCGGCATGCGCAGTCATCCCATACAGGCTCGCCATCACTCTCTTGATAGCAGACTGCGTAGTGTTCCACGCGCTTCTCTCTTCTTTAGTTTCAGCATCCTTCATCTTCTGTTTGCACTCGGCTCGGAATTCAAACAAGTAGTCAACCACTTCGGGTAGTATTCCTTTCTTTGTTTGGTCCCAATACGAACCGTTCTCAAGTTGAGTGATTCCATCTCCCGGACCTTCACGCTTAGTAGTGTAGCATAAGTTATGCCCTGTGATTAGAGAAGGGTATAGACCCTTATAATCAAGGATAGCAACACCCTCATACAACCCCGGCTCTTTCAAAATGAACTCCGCACCTGCTAAGTCAGCCTTCTCCGCATTGAATCGGGTCGGTGCTTTGAGGTGTGTTCGTCGTGATAGAAGACCGCGCGCAAAGTTTGTCACATTCGTAGCCGATTGAATTGATACACCACACAACCGAACCATCTCCAAATAGAAGTCAGTTACATTGCGCGCTTCGTCAATCCCACGAAGGAGAACAGTGTCAAGCATACAGTAGTCAACAAACTCCGGCCAATACTCACGCCATCCATTGTGAACATCCATGCCCTCAATCTCTTCGGTGAGTTTAGAACCAAGCCCCAACTCTTCTGCGATAGTATTCAGTTTGAGGTTAGGTAGTTGCCCACCGCCACTGTCCTTCCACACTCGCTCAAACCCTGTTCCGCTTGTAGCAGGCGCGGCAGTATCAAACTGCCATCGTCCTGCAATCGGTTGGTCTGTTGGATGGTATCTATCGTTCTGCTTCTGCTTAGGGTATCGTATGATACCAAGAGGGCTTAACTTAGCCGCGCCACCGTGACCGTATATCTTGTCAAGGCGAGCAATCATATGCGGTATGTCAAAGAAAGTCCCTGCATGTGCTACCATAATATCGGGGTTGCGCTCCTGTAAGAATCCAATGAACGAATCATAGAGTGCCTTCTCACTGTCAAATAGTCGCAAACTATACTTTGTGTCACGGATATTTCTTGAAGTGGTAGTTCCCTTTACATCACGATACGGGCAGTTGGTTGTTTCATCAGCCCATGCGAAAACAACAGGTATGTCAATGTCGGAGTCAATGACAGCAATCACCGTAGTGAAGTTGTCGTCCCCTGTATCACATTCAATATCATACCACCACTTGCGCGGCTTCCACTTAGGCATCTTCGGCACATTCTCAATAAGGTATTGGTCAACATACCGGACATCTGCTTCGTAGGTGCGAGCAAACATATCACGCATTCTGCTTATGTCATAAGGTGAGTTAGTGCTTACACGATAGAGTGAGGTCCCGTCAAGTCCTTCGTAGGTCTTCTTCATGTCCACTTCTGCTTGAGGGTATGAACGCTTCAACCCTTTCAATCTAAACTCCGGTGTTGACTGCGGGACATAGAAGTGAGGCTTGAAACCTTTCACCATATCTTCACACAACTCACCATCAATACGATAGCGTGTGTAAATATCCGGCGCTTCATCATCGTTGTAAATAGCATCAGCAATCATTAGTTAACCCCCTGTTGGTGTTTGAGTATCAGTAAGGTATCATACTCTTGGTGGTCTAAGACAAGCGCGGCATGCTCTCCCATATAGAAGTCAACCATTCCACTATCCATACAAGATAAAATGTTTGGTAGGTGAGAACCAAAGTATGTCGTGGTTTCAATCTCACCCCACACATTTGACAGTTGGATGACGCGGCTCATGTTTGAACCACCAACAATGTTACCCATAGTTATAGTCATCTCGGCATCCATAGGGTTGATACGAACACGGCAAGGTGCGTCCTTACCTGCTATCTTGACACCCACTCCCATTCCTTTCATCTCTATGATGTCAATGTTACCATTGACGGACAGGATAGACGGGCCAATCTTAGTAAAGTTAGTTCTCTTCATGTCTGCAATTGCCGCCTTTGCGCGGTCCACAGTTAGAGCCGAACGGATATTTGTGTGGCTCGGAATCTGTAAAGAGTCATTACCCAATTTCAAATTGAAAGAGCCGTCCCATTGAGTCATTATAGATAAGTCTTGCGAAGATGCTTTAAGGAAGGTCGCCACTTTAGCAACATCGCTCATATACACCTTACCGGGTCTGTATTTTATGTCGTTTGACACCATAACACTGATACTCTTCTCACAATAGTGTGTCGGAGTATCAACGCTACCATAGACGCGGTTGTCTTTTATCTCAAGTTGTAGGTCTTCTATATTGTCCCCGAATCCATTTATGAATGCGAGTAATTTCGTTCTTTCAATTATTGCTTGGGCCATTTCGCTTCCTCTCCAAATCTTACTATATGTTCTGTTCCGCACTGTTCACACAGTGGTCTATTGTTATGCCAATCGCTATCACCCATCAACTTGACCGGGGGAGGGGTGTAAACCAACTCCCCGCGGCATAGGTAATGACTGCCGATACTAATGTGGATTGGGAACTTTGAGGCATCCGGCTTACTCGCCATCTTTGACACCCTCTTCGTCCGGTGGGGTTGCTGGAACATATCTTAGACACAAACAACTGTAATTGGTAGTTATTCGTTCGTTGTCTTTGATACGAACCTCTTCAACCTCTCCTGTCCCTTCACACGCTTTACACGCGGGGTCTGCAATTACTCTCATGTAACCAAACACACAGTCACAAGGTTGCATCTCAACATCAATATCAATCCCGTCACCATCATGGTCGTAGCGGGTCACTTGGGTGTAAATCTTACCACCTCCGCCACATTCCATACAAGATGGGTCAGCAACATATGGTGGGTATTTGTCAGTCAAGGGCGCGCTACTGTTAATATGGACACTTCTCGGTTGAGAAGAGTTATGGGCCGGAAATCCTGTCTTCGGCCAATTGCCTGTATAACCATCTTCTTCTGTCATACTTGCCCCTCTCTAAGTTCGGGTAGTCCATACCATACAGGTGGTGCATCCTTTTGGGTGCGCATGACTAATCTGCGTTGGTCTAATAATGCCGGGTTGGTTCTGCACTTAACAAATTCAACTTCGTAGCGCACTTCACCTGTTGGAGAGTTGTTCTCGTCACGAACCTTGCTCTTGTAAAACCAACATACTTGATTGAGGTGCATAGCGGTGTTCTTCTCCCACGCGGCCTTCTTACCGATGATAGCACCTGTTTTATCTTGTATGTCCTTGAAGTGAGTTTCCCAATAGACGCGCACTCCAAGACTCATAAGTGTCTTGCTGATTGCTGTCAGTTGGTGGAAACGAGTTGAACGGATTTGCCAATTGAAGCGCATTCCGATTTGCTCATGAGGTTTGACCTTAGCACCGATACCATCGGGTGCTGTGCCTAAATCCTCAATGAACATACAGTTGGTAGCAACATTGTCCCATTGGTCTATGCCGGTGACAAGAACGGTGTTCAGTTTTGGTTTGTCCCCCGGATGTGCGGCCCACTCAACAAGTGTTCTGCCGATGTTCATGACACGACGATGTGTAGCAGGGTAGTCAAATGAATCACGCGCATCACCTGTTTGCATAACATTGGGGTTGAGAACACGGATGTTCTTAGCAATGTCACGATGGTGAGTTGAGCGAATTGTTTGACCGCCGCCATCAAAGTCAAGCACGAAGATAACCTCTCCGTCTTCAACCTCTTTGTCTGTTAGACTGTCAAGCACGATACCTGTCTTACCAACCCCTTCGGGTCCAACAAGACCCATGAAGGTTTGATTGTCGGGTAAGTAGTCAGCCGCTTGTAGGATTTCTCCCCAAACACCTTGAGCGATAGGCGCGCTTTTGACAGGCGTAATATCATCTCCTGCGAGAGGGATGAGTAATTCTTGCGCAACCTCGGTCTTGGTTTCTTCTTGGGCTTGTAGTTTCAAATCATTTAGGTTAGCCATATGACTCACTCTCCTTTGAATTGTCCGACTCCGGTTTCTCCGCCTTCTCCACTTGGGATAGCAAGACGAGGCACAGCATAGATACCAACAGCATTGATTTTCGGGATTTGAGAATCGTCTTTGACGCTCATACCGAGACGGCCATAGATGAATACAGTTGACTTGATAGCGTATGGTTTGTAACCATCAGCAGTAGCATACTCAAAGCAACGCGCTTCATCACCGAGGAATCCGTGAATCCCTACACCAATGTCACGGCGGTTGTCTTCAAAGGAACGC